ATTTAGTACCTGGTACTGAAATGCGTGAGTATCATCCCGCTGATTTTACTTGGTGTTATTTGAATATTGCAGTTAAAGTTTACGTAAAAGATCAAGACGACCCTCAGCTCGAACTAGAAACCCTATTACACGATTTAGAGACTTGTATCAATGATAATCGCGTATTAGTCTATGACCAAGCTAACAGCTTGGAAACGACCGAAATATTAATTCAGTCGATAATGACCGACGAAGGGCTGCTAGTTCCTTACGGTGTCGGAGAGATTAACCTACAGGTGCGATATGCACTACAATAACGTTACCGGCACCAAAACAGATAAATGTCTAGTAGGTGTGCCTTACGTTTCAACCTCAAGGAAATAAAATATGGCATTTAATTTAATTCGTAATAGTCGAGTATTTTACACAAGCAATGTAGATACAACTACAGGTGCAGTTAAAGCTGCGGGATTCACTACGGCTAATACCCGTGAAATTCAAGTTTTGGAAGGTTTTTCATTCAGCCAAAACACTACTTCAGAAACAGTCACTTTAAACGAAGCCGGTGCTGCACCAGTTCGTGGACAGCGTAGTTTTAATACTGCACTAGATCCAGCTGACTTTTCTTTTACAACTTATATGCGCCCACAAGATGGCGGTACAAATATTACTGCTGAAGAATGTGTTCTTTGGAACGCAATGTTCTCAGCTACTGAAGTAGGTACTGTTGGCTCAGTAGTTAATGCAGGTTCATTTGTTACAGGTCAAAACTACACTATTGTGTCCCTTGATAACAGTGCAGGCGGAGCAACAACTAGCTTTACATCTATCGGTGCTTCAGCTAATACTGTTGGCACTAGATTTACTGCAACAGGTGCAGGAACTGGAACAGGTAGTGCGCGAGTGACTTCTCAAGCTTGGGTAGACGGTACTGCCTCAGCAACTTGTATAGTTGCTAACTCAAATCTTCACCAATTGCTTGCTTTTGGTATGATTATTGTTGTTGACGAAACTACTTTTGTTATTGACAACTGCGTTTTGAACACAGCTACTATTGACTTTGGTTTAGATTCCATTGCTTCAGTACAGTGGGCAGGACAAGGTGGTGTTTTACGCCAGATTACTTCACCAACTATTGGAACCGGAACCTTGTCTGGATCTGTAAGCGGAAACTTCTTACAAAAAGTTACAACCTGCCCTTATATTGCTAACAAACTAAGCATTGTTACATTGGACGAAAGTATTGGAGCTGGCGGTACAGCTTACACAGTGCCAATTACTGGCGGTCAGTTAACAATCTCCAACAACGTTACTTATTTAACACCTGCTAACTTAGCTACAGTTAATAAGCCTGTTACTTATTTTACAAGTACACGCGCTATTTCTGGAAGCTTAAATGCTTACTTGCGTACAGGTACTGGATTCACTGCTGACTTGATGCAAACAATGCTGACTAACTCCTCAACTGCTGTTAGTCCGGCGTTCTTTATGAACATCTCAATTGGTGGTACAGGTACTACTAAAGTTGACTTTACAATGCCTGCCGTTGTGTTAACAATTCCAACAGTTAATGCTGAACAAGTTGTTTCAACAACTATCAACTTTACTGCTCAAGGTTTTACAGGTAGCAACTTTGATATTGGATCAGCTAACGAATTATCGATAGCTTACACAACTCCTAACGCTTAATAACCTGATCTGGGCTAAGCATGGTGCTTAGCCCATTGTATTCACAAATAATAAAAATATGTCTGAAATTTCTTTAAAATCCCTTTTAGTTCCTAGTAAATCTGTTGAAGTTGAATATCCCGGCATGCCTGGTTTCAAAGTTAACCTTGCGTTTTTAAGTCGTGAAACACTGCTTAACATTCGTAAGAAGTCCACAAAAACTTCCTTTAAAAATCGTCAAGCTTCAGAAGAGTTTAACGAAGACTTGTTCTTACAACTTTATGTTGAAGCTGCAGTTAAAGGTTGGGCAGGACTTAAGCTGTCTTATCTTGAACAATTAGCCCCTGTTGATTTAACAGGACAAAAACCAGATGATGAACTAGGGTTTACACCCGAAAATGCACTGTACTTGATGAAAAACTCAAGTAATTTTGATGGCTTCATTAGCGAACAGGTCTCAGACTTGGGAAACTTTTCGAAGAGCAACTAAGTCACGTTACTAAGTTGCTCACAAACTATATGCAAAATAGCAGTGTTGCAATGACTAAAGAAGCATACTTTGAAATGTGCGCGGCTTTAGGTAACGAACCTGCAGAGGATGAAGTTCCTGTTGAGTTTGAAGATTTTCCATTGGAAGTTCAGCAAGCACTAATTGCATACAGGATGCTTCGAGATGAGTGGGATTCAATGAATGGTATTTACTTAGGTAAATCACTAATTGGTATCACAGAAGTTTTAGAAGCTACAGAAATTGATCAAGAAGATAGAAAGTTTATAACTATGCTTGTTCGCACTATAGATGGTGTAAGAATACAAGAGATCAATAATAAACAAAAACTCGAAAAGCCCGCTAAGTAATTTAGTGGGCTTTTTTATGCTTTGAAATTTTATGTATTGACAAGTTTGACCATATGTGCTATAATGGTCCTAATGAAAAATATCTAATTTTTTTAATATGCCACACATTCCTTTCAGGAGAGGCTCTAATGACCAATCAGGTAATCATAGAAGTTAACATGCTCGACAAGACAAAGTCGCTTGATAACTTAGATCAAGGCGGTAAACGTCTAAATAAAACACTTGAACGTACCCAAGAGTTAATGAAGGGTACAAAAGGCGGGGGCGGAACAAAATCAGCGTCCGCTGCTTTTGGACAGACAGAATATAACACAGCTCGCGGAACTGTAGGAACAGGTGCAAGCGGTCGTGACTTTGCAAAACAGTCGCGAGAGCTTGACGGCTTAGTTCGTTTATACGCTGTGTACGCTGCTAATATCTTTGCTGCAGGTGCTGCTTTCCGCGCACTTAGCGAAGCTATGGACACCACAAATATGATCCAAGGTTTAAACCAACTAGGAGCTGCTAGTGGTGTAGCTATGGGTGGTTTAGCAAAACGCTTTTCAGAAGCTAGTGGTGGAGCTATTAGCTTACGTGAGTCTATGGAAGCAACTGCAAAAGCTGTTTCTAGCGGGTTGTCACAAGCACAATTCTTAAAACTTGGCGATGTTGCTAAAAAAGCCTCGCAGGCCTTAGGTGTTAATATGTCAGATGCTGTTAGTCGTTTGACTCGCGGTATTACTAAACTAGAGCCTGAACTTTTAGACGAATTGGGTATCTTTACTAAAGTTGGTAAAGCTACAGAAGACTATGCACGTGCTATTGGTAAACCAGTATCGGCTCTAACAGATTTTGAAAAGCGTCAAGCTTTTGCTAATGCAGTACTTGAAGAAGGTGCTCGTAAGTTTGGACAAATTGATATTCCTACTAATCCTTACGATAAGTTACTAGCTACTTTAAAGAATGTAGCACAAGCTGGTTTAGAAATTGTAAATAATGTATTAGGTCCTTTTGCCAAGCTATTATCTAACAATACGGGTTTGTTAGTTGGTGTTATTGGTTTAATTGGTGCTAAAATTGTAAAAGATGCACTACCAGCTATCGGACAGTGGAGGTCAGGATTAAAAGATGCAGCAGACGAAGCCCGTAAACGTAGTTCAGATATTGCTGCAAGTTTTGGCGAAGGCTTTGTTGATCGTACTAACGCAGCCTTTAAAGTACCTGAATTACAGGCTAATCTAAAGAAGTCTGAAGAAGCATACCGTGCTAGTCGTATTAAAATGGCACAGATGGATACTGATCTTTCTAAGAAACTACGCGGTTCAGGCCCTGGCACAGACGATAGAAGTTTAAGAGCAGAACAAACTCGATACAGTAAAGAAATAAATGCGCTAAGACGTCAAGGCTTAGATATTAATAATGCTCAAATTTTAGCACTTCAAAAAGAACGATCAGTAATTCTTGCTTTACGCAATGATATGAAAGCACTTAATGCTGCGCAAGACGCTTCCTTAAATAAAGCAAGTGGTGGTAGCATATTTGAAAAAATTGGAGATTTCCTTCGTGCTAGTGCTGCTAAAGGTGCTCGCGATAAATCCTCACGATTAGACATATTAGAGAACGTAAGTAAAAATCAAACAGAGCAAGGATTTGGCCCTGCTATTGGTCAGATGATGAAGGATCTGGATTCGTTACCAGGTAAGTTTAATAAAGTGCGCACAGGTATTGCTGGAATTGTTATTGCAGGTGCTGGTTCAATTGGTACTGCTATATCAGGTTTAAGTAGATTTTTAGGTCCTATAGGTATAGGCTTAGGCATTATACAAGCAGCACTACCATTGTTTAGAAGCAACGAAGAAGCTGCAGCACGTTTCGCAGGTTCATTAGATTTATTAAAAGAAAACTCGGAAAATTCTTTTAGAGTATTAGAGCGTTTAAGCAAATTAGATCCTCTAGAACGAATTTCTGTAGATAATATATTTGCTAAAGGAACAGCGCTTGAAAGCTTAGGCGGAAGTATGTCTAAAGCTTTCACAGATATTGAAACAGAAATAAAGAACCGCAATTGGGCTGACAGTACCATCAACTTTTTAGCAAGTATTATAGGCCGTAGCTCAGAACAATTATTAGCTAAACAAGTTGGCAACACAGTAGAAAGAGCTGTAAAGCTGTCTGTTAATGGCCCTACTGGTAAAGCTGTTCAAGAAGAATTAGCAAAGTTATTACAACTACCTGCTAATGCTACTACAGCAAATATTACAAACGCTTTAAATAAAGCTAGTCCTGCTATACAACAAGCAGCAGGTAAAATTATAGAAGACGCTGGTAAAAAGGCCGTAGCTTCTGCTGGTTCTCTTAAAACTTTCAAGCAAGGCTTGGCTGAAAGTGCAAAAGTTTATCAAGACTTAATAAATACAACAAAAAATTCTACTCCACTAACTAAATTTGCAGAAGACAGTTCTAAGCAAATTATAGAGTTGTCTAAGACACTTGCTAACGCTGACTTACCAGAAAAATTAACTGCTTTACGAGATTTATCGGGTGACATTAACTTTTTACAGTTATTCCCAGTAGAAGCTGCTAAAAGTATTTTGTCCACTTCAAATGAGCTAAGCAATCTTAGCACAGAGTTAGCTGATGTAGAGCGTAGACAAAATCTATACAACGACGCTATAAATGAACAGCAAATTATTTTAGATAAATATGCTGGTCGTAGACGTGAAAGTCTTAGTGGTTTGGGTGGTCAAGCCCAAGAGTTCGATAATGCTAAAGACGCTATAGACCGTCTGAATAACTTAAATGTTGGGTTACAGAATACAAAGAGCACTATTGCTGCTTCCTTACAGGGTGCTTCAATAAAGTTTGCAGATGCAATGAAAGCCGGGCTAATAGCTAATATTGATACATTTACCCGAGGGTTAGTAGATGCTGCTGCAAGAGCAAGACTTGAAATTCAAAAAGTAGCTGTTGGTGGTATAAATGACCCAAGATTAAAAGCAAATTTTCAAGCAAGTCTTGACTTAAAGTCAGTCGAATTAGATCGACAAATGCTAAAATCACAAATGAATCTGATAGAGTCTAATGCCGACTTACGTTTAGCTATAATGGAAAATACTTTTGCCTCAGGTTTAGCCAGAGAAGGTATTACTGGTAGTGCTGGAGAAATTCGTGCAAAGCTAGTTCTGGGTAAAGACTCGGGATTAGGAAGTCTAAACGATCAGCAAAAAGCTATAGACGCAATTAAAGATAATAAGGGAAAATCTAGCCTACAACTGCGAAAAGAATTAAAATCAAGTTCTGGACTTGATAGCGGAACAATTGCTGGTGTAAGCGATTTACTTTCTACTAGTCAAGCAAAAGAAGCTTTAAATGCTCAACTAGCTGCTCTTAAAGGTAAAGACGAAGCAATTAAGTTACAGAAGGAA